CCTGGTATCATATTTACAGTCTTAGCAATAATCATTAGTAATAATGACATTGATGCAATATTAAAAGGAACACCGAGAAATGTATCACATGATCTCTGATACATGTTAAGGTCAAGATAGAATTTAGGCACTCCTTGCACATCTAAAAATGCTTTATCAAAAAGATAATCTGGATCAAATCTATTTGTATGAATTGGTCCATGATTTCTATACCACTCGTTTCTTTCAATATTAGATATAGGTCTTACTATAAAATGATAAAGCAGATGACAAGGCGGAAGAGCCATATCTCTAAAATCTGATTTATTCCAGGCATCCAAAATTTTATATCTTCCGTATGGATTCTCTTTCAGGTCCTTAATAATATCAGCAATCTGGTCGACCCCGTTCTGATTCCTCCATTGGTATCCATAAACCTTACCTAAATCTCCCAACGTGTATCTCTCTCCGCTATTTTCTGTCCAGTAAGGAAGTTCTGGCTTGTCATCGCAATAAGGATTTTTTATTAATTCGATGAATTCATCCATTGATAATTCATCACCGCTGGATCGATCATGATACTTTTTCAAATACCATCTATATCCGTCCCCATTCCAGATATTTACGTTATTGTCTACAAGATATTTGATATTAGTTTCTCCTCTTAAAAACCATAGAAGTTCATGAACTATTCCTTTCCAAAACATTCTCTTTGTAGTAAGAAGGGGAAATCCCTTTGAAAGATCCATTGAAATATCGCCTTTAGAGATCTCAATGGTATTAGGCATATTAGCCCGACCGCTCTCTTTTTCAACTCCGTTATCTAAGATATTTTGGAGGAGCTCCAAATATTGCTTCATATAGTTATATTTTATAGATTATATGGAGTTTCTTATGATGGGTTTTATCCTAATTCTAATATGCCTTTATTGGATCCTGTTCCAGAAAATTCAAATTTCACTTGACCCTTCTTCATCGCTTCTGTTATCTGCTGTCCTACCGATAGTCCAATCTGAGCAGCAATTACATCCCATTTTGGCTCTCCAGTTTTAGTGGTCATTGCGGTTTCCTTACCTTTCGATGAAGAAGTTGTTGTTGAAGCAGCAGAAGCTCCTGCATAAGATTTTGATGAAGTAGATATTTCCAAAGATCCCTCTGAAATTCTCTTTAATATATCGCTTAATTTTTCTGCGTCCATTTTTTCTATGCTAACTGCTAAATCCCCCATTCCAGACCCTAGGTCTTTTACTGCCGCTGAAAATCTTGAAAGTCCATCTGTAGAAGTTGCTATTTTATGAAGCTTTTCTAAAACCCCATCGACCTTAGATAACTTACTCTCTGCTGATTTAATAGTTTCGTCAGATAGAGTTGTACTAGTAGATATAGACGTTATAAATGCAGATAATGATTTCATTATATTATCCGCTACTGTTTTTACATCAAGAGGTGTTCCTATTTCTTTACCTTCCGCATCAAGAATAGGGATTTTTAACTCAGCCCCATATTTAGCATAAATTGCTAATATTTCGGAAAATTTAGAAATGCCAACTAATAACCCGGGTTTAGACCTTCCAAATTTAATTCCAAATGCGGAAAATGCCTCTGTTCCAAGTAATGCGGCGGATAATTCCATCATAGCTTTCCCTTGCTTCCCGTCAAATTCGAAATCTTTTGTATGATCTGTAATTCCTTTAACAAATTGGGCAAAAGATTCCACGATATTTGTAACAACATCAGTAATTTTGACCTTGGACGCTACCTGTTTAAATTTAGCATTACCATCTTCATCATTTCCATCAGGAACTAGATCTACAAATCCGATCTCTCCATTTGGTCCGAATTGTGCAAATGTTTTAAGAACATCCGCAAACATTATAACAGCGGATAGAATACCTCTTCTCCCTGTAAGAGCTCTTCCCATTTTTCTTATGGCACCAGCTTGATCCTTAGTTAATCCCTCTGTAGATGCAATAAGAGCTGCTAAAAATGAAGAAATAGAAGTAGTAATATTAGAAGCAACCTTAGTAACATTAACCTTTGCTCCAAATATTGGTTTTCCGTCTTTATCATATCCCTCTATGATTCTCATATTCTCTAATTCTGCAAATGCTGTAATAGCTTTTGCAAACTGAGATAGAGCAAGAGACATAGACATTAAGACTGCAGTTCCAGCAAATATCTTAGCACTATTTTTTATAAATTCTGCTATTCCTGCTACCCCCTTTTTACCTCCAGATAATACGCTAAGTCCACCTATGAATCCTTCGAGAGTTCCTCCTATTAATACAGTAAGTCTCTGTCCTATATCTTCTCCTTCCAGAGCTTTTCCTGTTTCTACAAGTTTTCCTATACTCTTAGCAAGAAGTATAAGCGCAGCTGATAATAGGATCATTGTTATAGCACCTGTCATAACAAGGCCTGCTACTACAGGAGTTCCTAATAGAGCAAATAGACCTACAGCTGCAAGAGTTATAAGGCCTATAACTCCAAGACCTTTCATGATAAATTTCTTATTCTTATCTTTCTCCTCATCAGTTGCTGAAGCAGGAGTCATACCGGTCATAAGAAGTTTTGCAGTTGTAGCAAGAGCAAGGATTCCAATACTTAAAACAACCAGTCCTGCAGACATCCAAACGATACTCATAAATCCCTTAAATGTCATGCTCTTCATTGCTCCAAGAATTGTAAATATTAAAGCCATGGCAGCTACAATCCCAACAATCATAAGCATGGATTTAATGATTGATCCGCCAGATTCTCCACCTAATATCTTTGGAAGAAGAACTAATGTAATAGCGAATGAAAGAATCCCTAAAGAAAGCGCGGCCATTCCAAGACCTATATCTTTAATTACATCTGTTCCTTTATCTACAATTTTCTTAGCCATCCAGAGTAGGCCAAACATCAAAAGAACCCCCACAACTAAGCCGCCCAAAAATAATAATACATCCGTAGGTTTAGCTAGTCCTAACAACATTCCAGTTAATACTAGGGATCCTGCAAGTGCAAGTATGCCAAGCCCCAAATATGCAAAAGAAAGTGATATATCTTTAACGGGTTTAGCAACATCTTTTAGTGCTTTACCCATTTTTTCAAATGTTTTGACCGCATTCTCAACCTTTCTCCTCTTTTTAGCTTCACCAGATTCAGCCATAAATTCATATAACTGATCTAAACTCCAGATAGCTCTCTCAACTTGTTTTGTTCTAATTTTTCCTAAATCTCCGAGGCCCTCAGCAATAGAAGGAAGAGAATTTCCCATAATGCCAAGAGAATCAGCAATAGTCTGCATTTTCTTAACATCCTTATCTTTCGATTTGGATGAAATATCCATCATTCCTCTTAGAAATGTAAAAAAAGTTTTTGTAGATTTAGGACCTATCCCAGCAAAAGATTTTAATGCTCCTCCCAGTTTCGAAGCTATTGATCCGTCTCCCGATCCAGCAGGACCCGGAACTGTTGCAGCTGGCTTTGCTGCGCCTCTTTGATTTGCCTCAATCTTTCCTACAACTTGAAGGATCTGATATAATAGCTCGTTAGCATTTTGCATATATGTAGGACAATTTTATTTATATATCCCAACAATAAAAAAGTGCTCGTGAGAGCACTTTATCCTATTTTAGGCATACTTAATTTAGGTATCGGGAGTTTAGGAGTTTTAAATCCTCCGTAATTTGTATCTCCTGCTTTAGGCATTTTAGGAGCTTTTTGAGAGGATTGTTGCTTTTTATATTCATCCTCCTGCTTTTTATATCTCTTATTCTCCTCTGAAATCTTTTCATCCAGATCTTGAAAGAGATACTCCATCATATAGAATTCTGCCTTATCTGTATCCTCCGTTGTCCATCCCCATTTATCAGTTGCGATAAAATATATCTTACGCAAGCTGTGAAAATGGATCTGAAATAAGGAGAATAGATTTAATCCCGCCTTGAAAGTTTAGCGGAATGGTCCGCTCACCTCCTTGCTCATCCCTATATTTTATTACAGGATTGATCGTGTCAGCAAATATTTTTCTGATTTCAGTGAGCATAGAAATCTCGGCATTCGACCAATTCTGAGATTCATAAACAAATCTTTCATAAGATGCATCGTTAAGCCCTCTCCAATCGGGAATAACAAAAGGAGCAAAATTAAGAAAGTCCTGGTCAAAGGATTCCTGCTGTCTCTGTTTTCTATTGATATAATTCTTTAGCCAGTTAGTAACGCCTACAGATGGGAGATGCACATTTAGAGTTTTTCCCGTTTTAAATTTTAGCGAAATACACCTTTTTTCCGTATCATAATAGCTCATAAGACGATCATCAAAGGTTATATAATCTACCATATCCTTAGCGACATCAATTTTCTTCGTTTCAGATATTTTAACCTGTAGAATGTTTTCTCCCTTAACGAAAGTTCTTTCCCTAATAGCTAAGAGAATATAGAATCTATCTACTTCTTTAATATCTTTCCATGAGGACAAACTATTTCCTGGGAATTTAATAGTGCAGCACCTCTCAACAACATAATTGAGCATATCGTCAAGCGCTGAAAGATCATCCTCATTAAGAGTCGACCAGTGTCTTATTTCTCCAGTTGTAGCTGCTCTTATAGCAATTTCTGTTCCTTCCGGATAGAATAAACCCTGAGTTGGCAGATCTTTTATATTAATTTTATCCCAGCCAATCTGATTACCTAATGATACTTGATCTGGTGATTTTTGCCAGGGAAGCTTTGATTTATCAGTCTCTGCTATAGGAGGTCCTACGTGTGCTTCCATAGGAGGATTAGGAGCTTCTGTTTTTTCCTGATTCTCAACAAATTGTTTGATTTTATCTTCTTCAGTCATATTTTAAATATTACACGGTTTATCTATATATCATTATAGACCGAAAAACCTCCCTGGTTTTAACAAAAAAAGACCTAATTCGAAATTAGGTCTTTTAGGGAATTTATAAGGAGATTAGGGTTATACAATGGTCTCATCCCAACTGTCGCAGGCCAAGCCGTAGCCTTCAATTCTATAGATTTCTTCTGACTGATAATCAAGTTCAGGAGCAGGAAGAGCAGTTGTTGGAAATACATTGTAGAGCTTCCACTGCCAATAAGGATTAGCGGCTCTATTATAAAGAGTTATCAATGCCCAAGGAGCTACATAATCTGCTTTTAATCCGGTACGACCAGTTAAGGGGTCATAAACTAGGTCATTCCACTTTCTAAGAGTTTTTAGAACGTATGCACTTGGGGTTCTATTTAGGTTAACTTCAAATTTAAGAGTTATATCCATAGTGGTCTTTTCTGGCTTTGGACCAGCAAAACGCCTTTCTGCCCACTTATAGAACTGTCCTATTGGAGAAGCTGGGAAAGAGTTAGACTCTAGACCTCCTATACTTTGAACGTTTTCAAGCAATAGATTTGTGTTCTCTTCCGTCGATCCAACACCAACAGGTAGCGATATCTGAACTGTCCATAAGTTCAAATATAGCGGCTCATATAATTCCTGAGATGCTCTTGAATTTCTGAAATGTGGTAAGCCGAAAGACCCCTGACTTTTAAAATTTTCAGCCATATCGAGTTAATTTATTTTATATATTCATTTTTTAAGCTGCTGTAAATCCACCGGAGCTAGCTCCACCAGACTTATTAACAGTGATACGGTTAATAATTTTCTCCATACCTTTAGTAATCCAAACTCCAATATCAACTATTGCAAATCCTTCATCAACTATTTCAGCCGTATTATTGCTTTCGTCCATTACGATTTCGTAATTGTAAAGGGCTCCAGCATCTTTAATGCTTTCAAGAATTGGAGATATAGTATTAACAACATTAAGTCTCATTACTGGATTATTGTACTGGAATACAAAGTTCTGAAGAGCTTCATCCACCTGTAGCTCTATTGTATTAAGAAGTTCCCTTACATGTAAGTAATTGTAATCGCTTCTAACAGCCTGGTATGATGTTACGTTAGCATAGATAAGAACCTGACCTGTTCCAGTTCTTTCGATGATTGAGTTATATCCGAATGGTTCGAGATAATCTCTGTCATATCGGTCAATCATATATTCTACTCCTGCTAAATTAGGATTAGAAATAACTCCATTCTGGTTAGCAACAATTGCATAAGGATCTCCGCCTAAGAATTTTCTGATGTATGAGTTAGAAACATCAGATGCAGGTGGTACATCAATAGTTGTATCGCCTTCAGTATATCTTAGGAATGGTCCAAAGACTCCGCAATATCTACTTCCATTATCCTCATCGGGAAGGGTAAATCTGAAGCTTCTAGGCATATCAGGGTTACCTCCTTGAGCAATCCACTCAGTTGAGAATATTGGTTTAGGATCTACTCCAGGAATAAAGGTATCGCAGAAGTAAGGATCCTGAGAAGTTGCAAACTGCTTGATAGAAGGAGCAGAAATAATAGCTGTAGTTTTACCCCTCTTCTTAGCAAGTCTAGAGAGATATACTTTACCACCGCAATTAGCTCTTAATCCATAAGCCATTGTATCAACTACATATCTGTAATTGATCATATCTGGGTTTGTAAGTCCTCTTAAAATTCCTGGATCTTCAAGCATTGAATAGATCTTTTCAACACCCTCTTCGATTGAAGGAGCCCCAGCTGTATCAAAGCCTGGAAGATGATTTGAATTTAGTTTTAATCCACTAAGTTTTTTAAATACGTAGTGAGTTGCTACGGAAGCGTCATCTATAGGTCTTTGAGTTAATACAGTAGTTGCTGTCGTAAGATACCCATCTATAGGTTCTGCTGTTTCGAATCTGTATGTAGATCCGTCATATATCTTTGAAGTCACATAAGTTACTCCGGGAATTTTTCCAGTAGAGTCCTTCTTAACCATTGTTCCAACAGTAATATAATTAGCAGATACATCCAGAGTAAATACTTTTCCTGTTGAACCTATCTGATTAATAGCAAATGTATTATGAAATACGTTATCTGATACATCAATCTGATAGCTTAGGAATGAAGTGGAAGTATCACCTGTATTGTCAATTAAACCATGACCTACAAGATCTACTAGCCAATTTGCAGCAGATATAGAAGACCCATCTCCCATTTCCCACTGACCCTGATCTTCGTCCCAAATAAGCTGATCAAGAGCATCTTTATTAACATTAAGTAATACACCTGTTAACTGAGTTGAAGCATTAACGATATCTTCGATATACTGATTTGCTCCAGTCTGATCTCTGAAATCCGGGATTATTGTTCCAATCCATGATCCAATTAGATTAACATTAGGTAGATTTAAGAAATCATTTAATTTCGATGGTAGAATACCTTGTGTTGAAAAATATGGTGAAAAATAAGGATCTGTTGAAAGAGAAAGATAATTAGTCCAATCACCTTCTACAGCTATCATATTGATAAAATAATCCTTCATTCTATCATATGGACGTATCCACTCATAAGGAATATTTGTATCAGAACCATACCAATCTTTAGCAAAAACGTCATATCCCTGAAGGCCAACTGCTTTTCTAAAAATGAATGAAATAGTTTTAGTTCCAACACTTGCAACCTGAATAAGAGATGTACTTTCGGCAGTTCCCACACCTTCTTTATTGGTAGCTATTCCCTGAAGATATTCAGGATCAGCTTTCCAGAATCTTTCTCTGTTGAAGAAATTAACATACTTGTCACTATAAGTTC